ACCCGTTATGGTTCGGCCCGTTTCGAGGTCTTCGGTTTCATCGTTGGTGTAATACGCAACCTGAACCCTACCATCGTGTAGTATCCAGTAAAAACCCTCTTTCATAGCTTTCCCTCCCTTTGACTAATGGGAGTGTACTATCTGAACTCAGGCTGGGGTTAGAAATTCTAAAGTATGCCTGTAGACATACTTCGCTCGGCCAGTTCAGATTCTGCGTCCTCCTCAGAAATCGGATGGAGCAGTTAGCCCCCTCTTATTGCTGTGAGTCCTCTCAAATTCGAGGGAATTAAAAAAGCCACTTAATAGTGGCTTATATTTTTTGTGGTATTTTATGTCTCTTGATTGAGATATTTATTCGCATCTGAAATAAAACTCATGTACTTCCTACTCCAACTCCTTTCATTTTCCATACTATTGATGCGAGTCCTTATAGCAGCAGTTAGAGCACTTGAAATATCAGTAATGGATTTTTTAAAAGTTAGTCCAGCCGTGTCATCTGGAATAGATATCAATAAACTAACCTTGTAACGCTCCAGCTCATTAAGTGCATCGTTGGCCTTGTCTTCAAATTCCTTTTGTCTCTTATCAGAATAAATATTCCCGCCGAGGAGCCATGCGGAGTGTATTGCTTTAACTTTAGTTAACTGGTAGGCGTACTCACTAACATTTAACCTTACGTGGGATGCATAATTCCTTTTGTCTTCACGGCTTTGTTGGTATCGGACAGATTTATTATTCTCATTAATAACATATAAAGAAATAATCGCGGGCACTAATCCACTAAGGAAAGCTGCGATTATTGTTTCCCACGAGAAGGATGAGTCTAAGGAAACCGTTGGGATTTTATCAATGCTAATGGTATCTGCTAATCTTTCTTTAACATAAAGGAATGGTATTCCTAACCACATAACGAAACCCTTCAATAATTTGAAAGGCTTATGATATCAAAAAACCCGCTTTCGGCGGGTTTCTTATCTATCTGTTGCTCAGTTCGTTTTAACGTCCCGAGCCTAACACAATTTAAGCACTTTTTTGCTCACCCTGCAACTTGAATCTGTCGCTATTTGTGCCGAACGCGTCACAAACTGGAGCGTACAGGATCGATTCTGCCAAACTTAGCCATGTATCAATGCGGCGGCGGCAAGTTATTAGAGTCCAGTCAGGGTGTTTGGCATGCAGCTCATTTGCCATCTGGAACTTGCTCTTGCGCAGTCTATGGCGGTCAACAATGACACCGTATAGTCCCCGGTATTGATCGTTCATAAGTACCGATGCAATAGTCTTGTCCACTAACAAACCCTCTTCATCCGTGCAGAACGCCAGACCACTTTTATTTTTGCTGTTAAGGATTTCACGCAGGTACCGCAGCCATCTTCGCGTAAGCCAGCTCACCAGCAGCAGCTGTCGCCTTCATATCGATCTCATACAAATCGACGTTATCGATGCTATCGGGTGCCGGAATGTCCACCAGCAGTTTCCCGCAGCGTGCTGCAAAGTACTCAGCCAGATGAGAGGTGTTCGAAATTGACTGCATCTTTTCAAGTTCAGCCAAGGTAAAAAAGCGACTGTTGCACTTCTGGTACATATGGTTGTGAAACTGATCGATGGTCATACCGAGTTCGGCTGCCATACCGACACGACCATTTTTATGTGACTTACACATCAGGCGAATCGCTGTGTTTACGCTGTCTACCATTTTGTTTTCCTTTGGTAGTTATTTTTAGGCCGCTGGTTCGGTAGATTGCAGCGGTGGGAAAACATCATCGATACTTACATTTGCGCCAAAATGATTAAGGGCAGAAACGATGGCGCGGCACTGATCGATGTTCATTTTTCTCTTGCTGTTTTCGTAATGACAAACAGCGCCTTTTGTCACTCCAAGGACATCTGCTAAGTGCCCCTGAGTGATGCCTAACTTGGTTCTAATTGCTCGAAGGTTATTCATTTCACTCTCCTGTTCACAATAAGAATATACATTTTGTATCTTTAATTCGCAAGATAGATATACGTTTTGTGCCTCGATTAAAAGTATACAAGTTGTATTATCTGGGTATGACTATGAAATGGTACGACTTGGCTAAAACCCTGATGAAAAAACAGGGGGTAACTCAAGAGCAGCTGGCTGAACACCTTGGTATCACCAAAGGTGCGGTAAGCCATTGGCTGAATGCCCGGCGTGAACCCAGCCTGGGGGAGATCGCGCGAATCCTTGAGTTTCTAGGTAAGAAAAATTTTTCCGTTGGAGCGGGTGGCTTAATCATGGATGAGACTCTTAAAGGGGATGTTGAGTATGTGGGCCGCTATAAACCTGGCAAGAAATATCCGGTGTTAAGTAGCGTCAAGGCAGGAGCTTGGGGTGAAGCCGTCGAAGCTTATACCCTGAAAGATATAGACCAATGGCTTGAGTCAGATGCTCATATCCAGGGAGATGCCTTTTGGCTAGAAGTGGAAGGTGACTCTATGACCGCGCCAGTCGGGCTGAGCGTTCCTGAGGGTACGTTTGTCTTGTTTGACACGGGTAGAGAACCAGTAAACGGAAGCCTGGTTGTAGCAAAACTTTCAGATACAAACGAAGCCACTTTTAAAAAATTAATTATTGATGGTGGTCAAAAGTATTTGAAGGGGCTTAACCCCCAATGGCCTCTAGTGCCGATCAACGGTAACTGTAGAATTATAGGCGTTGGCGTTGAAACCAAGCTACGTCTTATCTAAAGATTCCTTATAACCCAATCGTCTGGTTGGGTTTCGAAAATCGTATTCGACAACTCCCCCGAATAGTTGAACACCGAACTGCCACTATCCCTCTCTTTAGCTCAAGAAAGATACATAACGTTACCTTCCATTTTTTGTATACAAATCGTATTGACTACAATGAATACGTTTTGTATATTCAATTCATCGACAACAATCCTATGAGTAAGCAGAATGAGCACAAGCGCAAACAGAAAGATGATTGCTCTCCCTGAAGGGATGAAGTTCAGTCCTGTTTATAGCAAGTGCCCTAAGTGCGGTTGTGATTTAGAGAAGTGGCATGATTCCTCTGTAGAGCAGGTATCCGCCAATCAAGCAAAGAATCGTACCGGTGATACTGAATGCGCGCTTGAAACCAGTGCCAAGAAATCTCTGGCCCATTGCCTCTTCAACCACTGTGTATCGTGGATGGTTTTTCCATTCACCACAGCAAAAAAATACGCCGCCAAGAGAAATAAGAAGCGCGGAGTTAGTGGGAAGTTTTGGTAGCAGTCCGCCAGCAGTAGAGAGGAATACGACCGTGCAAATGACGATCAACACCTTGTACCAAACATCCAACTGAAGATTGGATAACGGATTGTTCATGATTTTCAATTTCTTGGTTGTGTGAGAACTCCAAGAATACCACCGAGCCTGACGTGGTGAAAAGACAGGCACTTTTTCAGTACGGCATATGGCACATGTGTCGTAGCGGTCCGGCAGGGTTCCTTTGTTGCTACTTTCCATGCCGGGTAGCCGGAATGTGCAAGCCAGGCACGAACTATGCCAGGGTCGCTTCACCAGCGTGGCGGTTAGGTGTGACACCTCGGAAGAGACGAGGGTGCAATAGCAAAGCGCATTACACCGGAACCCTCTAGAACCTTATAGTCCTGAGTCGTGGCTACGTAGTATGTCAGTCAAACAGTCAGGCGGGCAGATCGGAGGCAGGTTGGTCAAACGTAGTGCGCTCTGCGTTGTGGTGAATGGCGGGGCTGACCGTCAAACGGTTGAGAAAAGATAAGCAGGCGAAACGTTCTAGGCGAGCATAAGGACTGGTCGAACGCGGATGGAACGGGCGGTTACGATATTGAAACACCGCGCCACTGAGCTGGAGTTCAGCACCAGCCACCACACAAGAATCACGTAGCCAGCGTGGTAACCCGTAGTAACGAAAGCTGTGTGTAGTCTTGGCGGTCGGTAGTTGTGAATGTCCTTAATGCCGACCGCCCATTTTCACAGCTGAAAGCGCACTCCTTAATCCATCAGTTATGGGTGACAGGTGTGACATGCTGGAGTGCGCTTCCAGATGTGTGGAGAACTAACCGGCGATGGCAGTCGCCCGCTTCATTAAGCGCCCTACCCTGGGTGCTTATTAAAGCGAACCAAAATCATTTTTTCTCGCCGTAAGGCGCGGGATTCGTGCAACCAAAATTCAGCGTCGTGCAGGACGCTTATATAACGGAGAAACTAACCATGACGAACGCACAGACCGTCACCGAGTTACAACCACGCATGACCAGAGAGCAGTTGATCGACGCTGCCCGTAAAGCAGCCCCTCTCCTTCCCCCGGCTTATCGCGGGATCATGACCGAACTGGCTAACCGTCTGGACTATACCAGCGTCGCTCTTTGTGAAGCCATGACACAGCGTAAAGAGCTGGCCACACAGAACGCTACTCTTCGTGAAGACGTAACAAGCTGGGCCAGAGAGTGTGATCGCCTCGAAGAGCGGTTCACCAAAACACCAACCAATATGCACCTACTGGAAGCACAGCGGGAATTACGTGAACTGCCCTCTGTTGCCGTTTGTGTAAATAATGAGGTGGCTCTCTAATGGCTAACTCATTTAAGCAGATGTCCCGCGACGGGACTATCAAGCGCACTGATACGGGGATGTTCATCAGCCTCGACGATATTCACGTTCGCGCAGGTTTCAACAAGCGTCATGACGACGATGAACGCACCATCCAGGCAGACGACGAACTGTTTACCTATCTGATGAACGGTGGTTCGGTTCCTCCATTGGAAGTTATCGCACGTGATGAAGGTGGTGTTTGGGTCGTTGAAGGTCATCGCCGTCGCCGCTGCTATGAGCGCTGCCGCGTCGCGGGTAAGCCCGTGGACCGAATTCACATTATGCCGTTCAACGGGAACGATGTTCAGCGCTTGGCGCGGATCATGACCAGCAATAACCAGCTGCCCCTTTCCGATATTGAGCAGGCTGCGGTTATTCAGGAGCTGCACAACGCCTTTAACCAGACCACCAGCGAGATTGCGAAGCTGGTCAATAAGTCAGTCGGTACTGTTGAAAAGTTACTGACGCTCAGCACCGCAAATTATGACGTTCAGCAGGAAGTTAAATCCGGTGCCGTCTCAGTGGATGTTGCTGTTGATCGCGTTAAAGAGTACGGCGAAAAGGCTGGCGAGGTGCTGCAGCACGATAAAGCTGTTGCTGCCGCCCAGGGTAAAACGAAAGTTACCCGCAGCGCTATCGCCCCAGAACTCAGCATCAAGAACGCGCGTCGTTTCGTGGAATTGATGGCCCAGGCTGAAATCAGTGACGAAGGTGTGTTCACCATCCAGGGTGCTGCTCTGGCCGAAGCTCTGTCCATTGTCGACGAATACAAAGCGATTGCTGAGGTACGAGAAACCTATCGCCTGTCTCAGCCAATCCCTTCCGCTGAGGTACGCGGGAAAATCCTCTACGTCTGTCTAGACGGCATTGAAATTGGTTCTGCACCAATCTACCGGGGCAAGAACGTGTACCTCAACGGGATCATTACCAGCCAATCAAAAGCAGTGGCCCACTTCGTTAAGCAACATAAACTTATAAAGAATGAGAATCATCATCATGTGAACCCATAAACCTACGAGAAGTAAGCAATCACATGAGATGTTGATGATGAGTGTTATCGTTATTGGTAAACTAGCTTCAGGTTTGGACTGATGGGCATACAGAATAATTTTGTTATTTATAAAATAGGAAGCGCTTATTGTCAGAAATTTACAAGGGATGACATAAATAAATATTAATATCACAAGAGGGCAGCCATGGATACATGGTTACTCAAGAATAAAATTTTAACATACAGTAATAAGGCAATTATGATTAATTATAAGGTTATTGAACATCTAACTTGGCTATGGTCTTTTTTTGATATTAAATTACTGACATTCATAGCTGCAGGGTTTACTATTTTCTTCGGATATCAAAAAATATCAAAGAAAGTCGCTGCTTCTTTCGGTTTATCATCAAATCGAATTTATGACACACATATACCAGCAGTAGTCCTTTCGAACAAACGAGATAACACTCTTTCAATCTCTTCGATCTCAATCAGGATTGGTTTTAAGGGGTTATTAAATCTGAAAAAATTTGACACCCCTTTAATTCTTAAAGGATATGATGCTGTAAAAGTTGATCTGCCACTGTTTAGCAAGCTCTTTAAGGGGGCGGATGAGATAGTTATAGACATCATGGATGAAATCACATTCTATATTTATACGACTTCAGGAACTAGAATCACATGTATAACTGAAAGTAGTAATTATCTAGAAAACATTAGAGACAACATAGCTAAGCAAAATGTTATACTCAATAACATTGTACTTACAGACCGAATGAAGTATATATTTTTTTATAAGAAAAATGGTTCTGAAAAGCATGTAATTATAGATAAATCGAATTTCTTTAATGATGACAACCCTTTTCATTTTAATATGATTCCAGATTTTAACAAGGAGACTTTCACTGAAGCCCTAATAAGATTTGGATATCATAGGACATTTGAAAATTACATGTTATTTGAAATAGATGACAAACTGCAAAGTAAATTCATTTTGAATAAGCAACAAGTTCAGAATGAATTGGTTGACCAAAATTAATTAGTATCGGGTGCAGCCGGTAAAGCGGAGGAACTTATGTCCCGTATGATTTCTTTAATCGACTGGGCTCATGAAGAATTTGGGGATCAGGCCCCGAGCGAACGCCTACTGAAAAAGTACGCTAAGGGGCGAATGATGGTCCCCCCAGCCGTTAAGGTAGGGCGCTGCTGGATGGTCGACCGTGAGGCGCGTTATGTTGGAGTAATCGCCGATCCCATAGTCCCTGCTAATTCTAACCCCAGATTAAAACGGATTATTGATGATGGCTGCTAGACCGAGAGCGCATAAAATTTCCATCCCGAACCTGTACTGCAAATTAGATAAGCGGACAGGCAAGGTTTATTGGCAATACAAACACCCTGTCTCGGGAAGGTTCCATAGTTTAGGAACCGATGAAGCAGAAGCTAAGCAAGTAGCGACTGAGGCAAACACCATTATTGCCGAACAACGGACCCGCCAAATCCTTAGCATCAATGATCGTCTCGCGCGAATGAAGGGGAAAAGAACAGACATTACAGTATCAGAGTGGCTTGATAAATACATTGTCATTCAGGAAGAACGCGTTAAGCATAATGAACTCAAGTCAAATTCATTAAAACAAAAAGCCAAGCCAGTGCGCTTATTTCGAGAACGCTGCGGGATGCAACATTTGAAAGATATTACCGCATTGGAAATTGCTGAAATAACCGATGCGGTCAAGGCAGAGGGTCATAACCGTATGGCTCAGGTTGTCCGCATAGTGTTAATTGACGTATTTAAAGAAGCACAACATAACGGTCATGTACCACCTGGCTATAACCCTGCGCAGGCAACTAAGCAACCTAGGAATAGAGTAACTCGTCAGCGCCTGTCTCTGGATGAATGGAAAACCATTTATGACGCTGCTGAGAAACAAGAACCATATCTCCAGAGCGGAATGCTTCTCGCATTGATTACCGGCCAGCGTTTGGGTGATATATGCAACATGCAATTTAAAGACATATGGGACGACATGTTACATGTTGAGCAAGAGAAAACTGGTTCGCGTTTAGCGATACCATTGGATTTAAAATGCGATGCTGTGGGTTTATCTCTTCGTGAGGTTATATCCAAATGCCGTGACGCAGTAGTGAGCAAATATCTCGTTCACTTCCGACATTCAAGCTCGCAAGCTAGGCGTGGAGATCAGGTTTCCACCAGTTCGCTAACCTCTACATTCAAAAAAGCGCGAGACAAGAGTGGACTTAATTGGGACAAAGGCACCGCCCCAACCTTTCACGAGCAGCGATCATTATCGGAGCGACTTTATAGGGAACAAGGTATCGACACTCAGAAACTACTCGGTCATAAGTCGAGGAAAATGACAGATAGATATAACGACGACCGGGGAAAAGATTGGGTGATAGTCAGTACAAAAACGGGGTGA